CCAGTTGTGACCTACAACCTCTTCAGCACCATAGAGGATCTTCAGTCCCTCTTTGATGTTCTCAGATGTAAACGTCTGTACTTCGTCGGTGTCTAAGTCTCGCAGGACAAGACAGTGAATTGTAGAGACCTCAGGCAAAAGCCCGTTGGTCTCTATGTCGGCAATATACCGAACCATAGCGCTCTCCTAAGATGTGGATGTTTTCACATGTCAAAAGGCCAACCCTCAGAAATAAATCTTGGGGTTGGCCTTTAGAAACTTAAAACTGACGAGGCATCCATGAGCCTTCCAGTTTCGCGGGTGTATTGAAGCACACCTGCTGGGCCTACCTCTCCGGTAAACCTATTCTTTAGCACGACAAGATTCCTGATGCCTGACAGGGGCTGCTCTGCGTCGACCTCTAGGCCAATGCAGCAGTCAGACAGTTGAACCAAGGCATGTGATCCTCGCATCTGCGACAGGTGAACCTTGGCACCACCTTCGTGGCCTGCCTCAGAGTTTGGACGCTTGAGGTGAGACACAAGCACCAAGCAGATCCCAGTGTGTTGAACCAGTACCCGAAGCTCTGTCATGATCTGGTCGATCAGCCGCCGCTCGTCGTGCACTTGACCTGTCAGCCCAGACACTAGGATCGACACATGATCCAAGAAGATCACTTTGCAATCTAATGCCTTCGCCATATACATGATCCGGTTCTTGACCGTGTCTAGATCTGTCGATCCAAAGTGGTCATAGAGATACACGTCTCGATCAGACGTGAGGTCGTCAAAGGCAAACTCGATGTCTTCCTTCGATGCCACGGTTGGATCAATGACGATGTTCTTGTTCATGTGCAAACCGACGAGACCCTGCATGGTGCGCTTGGATGTCTCCTCAAGCATCATCATGCCTACGTTGTGGCCCTTCTGATGCAGGTGGTAGGCCATCTCCCGCACCAGCGTCGACTTTCCCACGCCGCTGCCTGCAGCTATCGTCACCAAGGATGCTGGCTGCATCCCCAGTGTGATCTCGTTCAGTAGGGCATAGGGGTAACTGAGATCCGACACCTCGTCACGGTCGGCGATCTTGTCGCGTAGCTCTGATGAACTGATGATGCCGTCTGGTCGATACTCTTTGGCCTGCCAGATGGCGTCGATAATGGCAGACCCCTGCCCCTGCAGAAGACACTCATTGGGGTCTTTAAAGGGCAGATAGGCAATCTGAGCTTTGCCGGGTGGTAGTATCTCGGCGCACTCGATGGCTGCTGCTCTGCCTGCATCGTCTTGGTCGAACATGAGGATGACTTCCTCGAAGGCAACCAGATAATCGTAGTTTTGCTTTACTGCCTTTTTGGCGGCCTGTGCGCCATTCGGTAATGACACCGTGGGCCATTTGTTGTTCTGAACTTGTGAAACTGTAAGACAATCTATCTCTCCTTCAGTAACGACAATCTTCTTCCCCGAAGACCACAAGTGTGATCCGAAGAGCGTCATCTTTGATGCGTCACCAGTGATGGTAAACTGTTTGTCTTTTCCCCTTACTTTTTGCGCAACTGCATTACCTTTTGCATCCCGGTAGTTGGCTATCTGCACGGGTTGCCCCTTCATCATGCCAATCTGATAACCAAACTTGCGGCATGTCTCTTCAGTGATCTTACGCGCCGGTAGAGCGCTGTACTCACCCTGCAGCAGTGGTCTGCTGCTCTTGTCCTGTTGAGGCACTACACGGGCCTCTGTGTCGCCCTCGTCGGCATACGCAGCGCAGCCGAAGCAGAATGTGTGACCATCGTCATAGATGGCGGCATTATCTCTGCTGCCACAGACTTCGCATGGCACATGCTGCACGAAGTTACTTTTACTCTCCATCATCGCCCGGTCTCGCTCTCGGTCTAATCATTGGCTTGGAAACTTGGGTGGTCACATGGCACCACATCATGATGTCGTTTCCATAAAGGCTCATGAGGTGGTCATAGACGGGGTCAGCGAGACCCCGGTCTAAAGCTTGCTGACAGTGAGCTTCGGTCTCATAGACGACATATGCTAATGGGACTGCATCGTGCGCCTTAAGCTCATAGTCAAGAAACAAGATTGTAAAGAAATCTATCAACACTTTGCTTCCTCTAGCCATTCTTCGGGGATCAACCTTTGGGCAAACTTGAAGCCGTGCTTCTGGCAGTAGTCGCCATAAGAAGTCGGACTGCCCTTATAAAGCTTTTGGGTGGATCGAGAGAATACGAACCTGATGTCGATCTCAGGATGCTGCTGTTTGATCAACAAGTGCTTCGTCCTGTCTCCCACAGACCAGATGCCCTTCGTCTCGACATAAAAAAAGCCCCCCGGCTTGGGGAGCTTAAAATCAGGAGTATATCGAGTGTCCCTCGCTGGGACGGTGTAGGGTATTTGGTCTGTTTCGTAGATGACCTCTAGGCCGTATTCTCTCAGTTGCTGCGCAATGCGCTCTTCTAGGCCCGACCTAAAAGCTAATCGCATCATTGATATCACCGGCTTTTCCGCTCTCCAACTCCGGTACGATATGCGCAGGCATCGGGTTGTCGTTAGCAGCCGTATAGCCGCCCTCGACCTTCTCAAAGCCTTCTGGGACACCACCTTCGACCAAGTTAATGATCTGCACAGTGCTTAACTGCAGGCTGATGCCTCTCTGGTTCTTGTTGATGTCGTAGGCTTTGATGGCACCGTAGGCTTGAACCGTAGATCCACCAAAGACGTGAGGGATGTTGCTTCCCACGATTGGCGTTCCAACACTGTCGATGAACTTGGGTGGAAACTTAGACTTCATCTTGATGATGACGTTGCCGGTGTCTTCTTCAGTGTCCACGGGGATCGACAGTTTACTGATGTCTTCGCCTTTGAACTCCTGCATGACGACATCCATGATTGCACCCTTGATCCGTTCCGCCGTCTTGGGGTCCAAGATGATCTGAAGCTTCCACTCGCCATCAGCGTTGAACTGGGTGTCTGGGCGATCTGGGTGGACCCATGCGTATCTTGCTGATCCGATCCCGCTTACAAATGAGTTTCTCTTAGCCATCGTCTATTACTCCTTTTCGATGTCTTCTTCTTCTAATGATGATGTTTCTTCTGAGGGGTAGTGGTCACTGAGATCCACGCCCCACTTCTCTGCCCTCTGCTGTAGCTCTTTAGGCGGCTTCACCTTCCACTGCCGACACAATTCAAGGTCCGACAGAACACGCTCACGCGGATGCATTGGGCTGCTCCGTTCTTCTGGTTATTATCTAAAGGTGTAACAGTTAGATTTAACTGAAGCAGAACTCACTGTCGGCGACCTGTGAGACGTCCAGAGACCCCTTGTCCGGCACAGGTGGCAATGGTGGCTCCTCGGCTGTCCTTTGCTCTCCCACGGCGCTTCTGAAGTACGACAGAAAGCATGGGCCGGTGTACTGATCGACAAACGTGTTGCGGATGATCTGGAACATAGGCCACACTTGAGCACACTGGGTGCCAAAGCTGTCGTGGATCATGAAGAAGTCCTCGATGTTGTTGTCGAGCATCGACAGTATCGTTGACTGCATGTGGCAGGCGTCCAGACTGTGGACTAGGTTTGGTGCTATCCCAGCCTTCATCTTACGGCTGTCGATGATCCAAGGGTTCTCTTCTCTAAAGGTCACCTGTGACTTTGTGCGCTTCTTCAGATCTCTGTCCCACATACTGATGCGGATCTTATGACCAACCCACTTCCGATACCTCTGCACGACAGGGAAGCCGATAGGCGTCTTCCAGAGCAGCGGCTTGTTTTCTTTAGACACGCTGTCGCAAAGCTCTTGGACAAAACCCATGGCCTGTGCAACCGACGACAAGGTGTCCTCGATGGATGCGTAGTTGACCTTAGCTAAATAGTAAGCAGCCTTCTCTTGTGTTCCTTCGTCACCAAACGGATGAACATCTAACTCGCCGTAAGCCACCTTCCGACTAAGGTCTTTCATCAGGTCTTCTTTAAGTTGGTCTTTGAAACCATAGACATTGCTGGAGTACCCGTAGGTCATTACGTTTCTTTTGACGACCTTCCTGCTGATGCCATAGTCAAGCCAGAGCTTTGCTAGGTGCGTTTCTTTAGTTTCCTCAAGCAAGCGCTGAGTGACTTCGTCGGCGACATCTTGATAGACGTCAGCCATCTCTGTGGCAGGCATCAGGTTTACTCTGGCTGCATCCTCTTCCGACAACATAAGAGAAGAATAATGTTGAACACCGCTGTTAGTTCCATCGAGACTAATCGGAAGGTGGCAGCGGAAGTCCTCTGGATTTCTCATATAGTCAGCAAAAGAAAAGCAGGCCGCAAGAAAACCAAAGGGCTTGTCAGCAGACTGCCAGAAGTCAGAGGTCGACTTGAAGTCGTCGGCAACCGCGAGGATCTCGTCGGTGTGATCTTCGGTCCACTGAATGCGTTCCTCTAGTGGTCTTTTGCTGATCTTGCCGAAGTCGCCTACGTTGGCGACATGTATATACAGCCACCCTATGTTGTCTGATGCAACCTTCCGACCAGTAGCAAACTCAAACAGGGCTTTCACATGGTCATCCCTTTGGTAGTGAAAGTGCGACACCGGATACATGCGGCCCCGCCAATCGAAGTTCCAAGGCAGATAAAACTTGTCGTATGCTAGAAGCTCTGCAGCCTTCGCCATAGATTGACTGAAGACAAACTTGTCGGCTTTGACTTGTTGGACAGCCTTGTAGTAATTACGACGATCTAACACATACTGCTTCTTCTGGTGCTTTTCCATGGTGTCGAAGTCAGAAGGCATCTGCTTCTTCTCAGGTTCGACCTTGGATGGAAACTTGCCGAAGACCCAATCGTGCTTCCAGCAGTAATCGACGGCCTCATAGACACGCTTGTTGATCCTCAGAGGTGTTCTCTGCAGTGCGTTTAACGCTTCGACATAAGGTGGAGTACCATAGCGTCTGAAGTCGTCCTCGATCATCTTCTGCTGCTGCTTGGACGCATGTTTTACCAAAGGCACTGAAGACGCCAAGAAGGGGTCCAAATAGCAACCTGTAGAAAATGACGTCCACGGTCTTGGTGGAACGACCATAGGGCTATAGCAAGGCTCTAGCCAACTCTCGTCGAACTTCATCTGGTCCATCAGCATCTCTGCGTCTTTGGTTAACTGAACGAAGATCTTGGTTTTACCTTTAGTGTCGTTGATGGTGAACTGCTGAAACACATCGCAGCCCTTTAGAATACCATCGAGTATCGGAGCTCCAATCTGAATGCAGAACTTCTTGGACCACCGGTCGACGACAAAACCTTCCTTGGCTGCAATGTTGCGGATACCTTTGTAGCGGTACTGCTGAGAACTGTGGTTCTCTTTGGCTCTCTTGATAAGCCTCTTAGCCATGTCCTTGTCGTGTTTCTTTAGGGCATCACTAAAGCATTCGACTTCAACTTTACGACCAATCTTAATCAGCAGACCTGTCCGTTGTTCTTTCATTAGTATCGCGTCGAAGCATGAGTTCAGACCTATGTATGCCAAAAGGTCTGTCGACATGTCTTTTAGTATGTCGTACCAGACACCTTTTGAGCCGGGGTTTTCTCTTTGTGTTTTAATATTGTCGTTGATAGCTTTAGAGACATCGTCCAGAGCACCGGTGATGATCCGATGAGGGACACCTTTGATGCTCTGGACTTTCATGTTGTCGTCTCGGCGTAAGTACCTCTGACGACCTTCTTCTAAAGACTGCTGCTCGATCCGCATCTGCTGTGCGCTTGGGTTAAGGTTCATTTGTTAAACTCCAAGTATATCTAAAGGTGTAACAGTTATAAGCTGTTGAAATATAAGCTCTTTTTACACCGGTATTTTAGCAAAAGTAGTCGTTAAATGACTAGATGTTCTGGTTCTGTTCTACTCCTTTACTGTCGTCGACACAACGGTGGCATAGGGTTAATTCATGAGGGCACGGGCTATGTCGGCTAGTGCTTGGGGCTTCTCATGCACATACTTCTTAGTAGTCGCCTCTGACCTATGGCCTAGGATCTTACCAATCAGTATCGTGTTGATGTTGAGGTCGTTGGCTAAGTTGGTAGCGCAGGTGTGACGAAGGCTATGGAATACGAAGGTTTCATCTCCGGGGGCGACATAACGACGAGCCTCTTCCCATCCGTTGTAAAAGCTCCGGTGCTTGTAGTGACGCGCTGGTTCATCATTAAGGGCCTTCAGTGCCGCACGGGCTTTGTCGTTCAGAGGCACCCAGCGCTCATCGCCGTTCTTGGTTTCCTCTAAATGTACCCACTCCTGCTGGCTCTCAGCGGCCTGCTGAGGGTGCCTTTTGATCATCGCTGGGGTCACCTTGCGGATCTCTCCCATACGCATTCCTGTGTTCACTGCGAGCGTCACAAAGTGCTGCATCCAAGGACGGTAGACGTCACGGCTGAACCAATCTTGGAGCTTCTCAAGTTCCTCTTTGGTCATATAGCGTGGACGGCCCTTGCCCTCATCCTGCCAGCTAATCTTAATCGGGTGATCTACTAGGCGCATTTCGCAAGCCAACTTGAAGACAGCGGTGATGCAGGCGGTGTAGCGGTTGACTGTCGCTGGGCTGAGGCCTGAGGCGTGTAAGCTGTCGAGGTACTGGTAGACCTCTGATGCGCCTATGGACGCTAGGGGGCGCTCTCCGTAGCCCTCGAAGCGACACACGCGCTCCAGCTTGTTGAGGTTGTCCCTGAGAGTTCTGTCGCTCCAGATGCGGTGTGCATGTAGTCTGATAAAGTCTGCTAAGTTCATCTCTAAGTCTTTCTCTAAGTTTAGAAGGGTGGATCTTCACCCTCGTAGGATGGCAACCAAGGTTTGTCGTATGAGGTTGCCGGTGGGGTCTCCTGAGGCAGCTTTGGTGGAAACATCTGCCTCAAGAATGTAACATTCTTAAGAATGTTTGGAGATCGTCAGACCAAGTCATGTATCTATGGTCAAAAGCTTCTTAAGGGCACTATTAGCGTCCTCAGACATCGTATCAGTTCCCATCTGAATGTCCTGTGACCACCACTTACACAGAGCAAAAGTAATGTCCTGTATTTCACCTTTCGTCAGCGTCAGCGTGTACTTTGGGTTGGTAGGCTTGGCCCCCTTAGGTGCCATTCTGACGTGCTTAATAGTGGTGCTCATGATGCTCTCCTTTCATAAGTTGGTTCGAGTGCAGCCAAGTACAAAGCTTCCCATTCGTCGTACCGACGAGGGTCATTGTTAAGCGACAGTTTACGGGGTTTACTCGCTTCGAGAGCGCATGGGACACAAGGTGTGTACACCGTAACTGAGCCGCCATAGGGGCCATCACGGTGTTGCTCTTCGGTGATACAGTTGGAACAATAAGTCATCGTCTAAGTCTCCTCTAAGTAACGAGGGACCGACATCCGTTGACATTAGTGTGTGGAGGCGAGTACCGGAATCGAACCGGTGTACACGGATTTGCAATCCGCTGCTTCCTCTAATGTCAGACGTTGCCGCCCTCACGACTAATATGGGGGAAACGGATGTGTATTTCAAGAAGAAAAAACACAGATCGACAATGAGCCGACCTGTGCTTCAGTCTATCCTTCGATGGGGGATAGTTAACCCATGTAATCCCTCTTGAATTGAGCCATCCGAAAGCCGGGGCAAGCCTTGTTTGCATAGTCGTGATGACCTGTGATTTTGCTGATCTTATGCTCTGTCGACAGCCTGTTTAGCAGAGCGACAAGAGCGTCAGCCTGATCTTGCGTGAAGTGCTCGTCGAACTGATCGTCTGCATCAGATCCAAAGCCCCCTACCAATGTTACTCCGATAGAGTTTGCGTTGCGTCCTTTACAGTGAGCACCGCTGCGAATGAGAGGCCGTCCTTCAGCCACGGCTCCATTCCGATCTACGACGAAATGATAGCCCAGATCACTCCAGCCACGGCCCTTAGGCTTCGGATCGCAATGCCAGCGCTTGAGTTCCGCTACCTTATCGTCGGTTGAACTTCCGCTCATCCACTCAGGACGTGTCGCCGTGCAGTGCACTATGATTTCATTAATCGATCTCATCAGGATGATACCTTCTTTACTTTCTCGAATGTCCGAAGCGACCCAAGACCCAACAGACCGCCTAAGACAGTCAGAAGAGATCCCATGTCGAACTCAGGTAACTCAGGCAGCGTCAGGCCAGCTAAGGCGACACCGAAGACGACCACTGGCTGCAGGACGAAGTGCCAAGCGAAGGCCAGAGCACACGTCATGCCAATCATTGGACGCCATGAGCGCTGCAGCCAGTTACCGCCAGCCTCGATCTTGTTTAACTCGATGTTGGCAAGGGCTACTTCGTTGGCATGTTTGTCAGCCATCGTTGCCAACTCATGTGCCAGCTTTGCGGCCTGATCCTTGTCTTGAATAAACTTACCGGCAAGCTCAGTTGCTGGTTCCAGCAGGGACGCTAGGAACTTCATTGGATCTCTCCTACATCATTGATTTTACTTAAGGTTTGTGACGCCTAGGTTACTTCTTGTTACCAAATCCGAAGTAGGCAGCGACAAGACCACTGAGGGCCAGATATTGCGTCATCAGGATGCTCTCTGCAGCTTCCATGCGCAGCGGGTCGTAGACTGTGGCGGCTGTCGTTATCAGCATCATGGTCAGCGCAAGCCAACACATGCGTCTTCGGTTGACCTGATATTCATGCATGTTGAATGCTTCACGTTCTTCGATGGTCATCCATTCACCGCCTTCTCTAGTCCTAGGACCATGAAGACCAACCCAGCGATAAACACAAAGACGCCGGCGGTTACCGACAGCCCCCAGAAGAGAGCATCACGTTGCCGCGCTTGCTCTTCTAGAGCTTCTTTGTGTCTCAGGCGCGCTGCAGACATCTCTTTTTGGACCATAGCCCAGCTTCCGGGGGGTCCATAGAGTTGGAAGGTTTCTCGAAGGTCGTCCATGGCTTTCGTGTGGGCCATCTTGGCCTGTGCTATTGCCAGCCCTTCTTGCTCTGGAGAAGACAAACGGCCTAGGGGGCCTTTGTGTCGTCCAGCCTCAGCAGCTTGGATTTCACTGTCGAGCTTCCCCAAGCGCGCCATGTGAGGCATCAGGTCACTTATGTCGCGCCCCGCTTTGATTGCAGACGAAATACCGCCTGCCACCTGAGTGACAGCCCCTGCAAGCGCTAGGACCTCGATCATAGGTTGAACCCCATGTTGTTATTATAATTGTCGTTATTAGAGTTTGGTCTTGAAGTTCATCCAGATAGCCGCTGCCATAAACATAATGACTGCTGTTGTTAAAATACGGATGGCTGTACGACCGGCCTCTCGCCGCGTGGCTCTCCACGCCGACACAAGATCACGCATCTCCTTTAGATCTTCTTTGGCCTCTGGGGTCAGCCCTAGTTGACTGAGAGCTTGACATGCGCCCCGGTGTGCGGCTGCGTCCAGAAGACGCTCTAGCTCATCGTCGGTTAACTGCATTTATGACGACTGATGCTAAGGGGCTGAAGCCAAGCATGTGCTACTCCTAGGGTTTAATGGGCCAAGTCACGCTTGTTGGAAAGCCAGACTGATTTGTTATATCACGAAGAGCCTGTCTGTAAGTTGTCATTGCAGCAGACATTGTGTTATCAGACAATGCTAGATAGTCAGTCTCAACTAAAAGGCGGTTGCGTTCCTGTCTTATTTCTTCTGGCGTAAACGGCTCTTCGACCTCTGATAAAAGGTTTCCATTTAGGTCAAATTTCTGATGTTTTCTCATGCCAACCTCACGAATAAACTGCTACTAAAAGAAACGGCTCATTACTTGTTGAGCCAAGAGATGGTACACCGCCGACAGTTGGCACTTGACTCATTGATGAGACTTGTTGTGACGAGCTACTTATAGATCGGTCATCATTAACACTTGCAGTGTCTGGTCTTGGATAAAAAGCATTTCTCCTGTAAGACCTAGCCTGCAGCAAGTTGCCTGAATAACTTGCACTAACCGCTAACCAGTAAATAGTATTAGCTGTTACGGATTGAGAAAGACCAGTAACGCTTTTCCAACCAATTCCAGCCCCGTTTGGGTCAAATGTTCCATAAGATAAACGAGAGTATGGACCTTGGCTATTACTGTACATTCCAAGCGCCAATTCTGAAGAAGCTGAAACGGTATTACTAGAAATATAAATAGCCAACTCATCAATCGTACCGTCAGCAGGCGCAACCCACGGCGCATAAAACACGCTATTTCCTGTAATGTTTAATCCAGAAGCTGAGAAATATCCAAGATCAATCGGCGGCACATGATTAAATCCCCCAATCGTTTTTACACCCAGTGTAACAGGGCCACCTCCTCCACCACCAACAGCAGACCCATCAATCGTGACGGAACCGCTGGTTGCTGAGATGTCATTTGTCTGATGGTTAATCGTAAGAGACATTGTGACCTCCTTAGACGGCAGTTGATCCCGCCATATCGTCTTGAGACATGACCCAAGCATAACACTTGTCCAAGAAGGCATCGCCAGAGGATGCTTGCACATCATCTAGGTTTGCGTTGTAACGCTTGAAGTCTACCTCACGAGTGTCGTCAGTTGGCGTTGACGTTGCGTAAGCACTAAGGTCAATCATCACTGAAAACTTAGGGTCAGTGCCGCGTTGACGTGAGACACTTGCCGTGACGATACGGTAGTAAGCGTTGTTAAAGGCGATACCATATTGGCTGTTGCCTTCTGCGATGTTGTTTTGAATAGCCATGTGGTTTCTCCTATTAGGCGTAAGTTACTTCAGAGGTGTGGATCGTAGCGACCCATCTGATGTTAGTTGCTGCTGCACCAGTGACTGTGATTGCTAGGCCACCGTCTGTCGTGTCAGCAGATAAGGCCATACCCCAAGACGGAGTATTGTCTAGGACAGTTGTTGCAGAGTTTACCAAGGTTGTTGTAGAAGCAGTACCTTCTCTGCGAATTAACCCTTCAATCTTCCATGCTGCACTTGCTGTACCACCTGATGCTTGCTGACGTGCTACGATAGTGCCGTGGAATGCAAAGGCAGAGTTGTTGGGTAGAATGATTTGGTTGTCTGTAGATGCTGATGACTTTGTTGTTGTCATTGCTTCAGCCGTAGCATCCGTTGTGTCGGAATATAAAGCATAATAACCACTTTGGCTACCTGCATTGCCCATGCCGTATCCAGCAAAGGCCATTTTACCTTTTACCTCACTTCTTGCGCCATCGCCTATAGCAATCGAAGACATAGCAGTCGCCTGCGCATACCAGAGACCACGGCCCCCCAAAGCTATACTGCTGTGACCTGATGCCGTTGGGCCTATGCCCATTGCTATACTACCATAACCACTTGCAGTTGATAAACTTCCACCCGCATAAGAGTATAGGCCAGTAGCCTTCGCCAGATACCCTATAGCCACAGAGTTAGCACCAGTAGCGCCGTAGCTAGATGTATTGTTAGCTATAGCAGCAGCAAAACTATCTGCACCAGAGGCGTAGCTATAAGTTAATGCAGTAGCATTGGTACCTGCCACTTGAGCATTGTAACCTACAGCAGTTTGCTGACTTGTGGTCGCGTTACCGTCTGCATTATAACCTAGAATTGTATTGCTATCCCCTGAGGTGATTAAATTACCTGCATTAGTACCAGCAAATAGATTATTATCACCAGATGTGACTTTACTCCCAGCACCGTAACCTATGCCAGTATTTCCACTACCCGTCAGCTTATCAAGGGAACTGCCTTGAAGTGCATTACGTCCAAAAGCACTGTTATTGTCACCAGTTGTAAGATAGATAGCAGAGTTCCAACCGACTGCTGTATTGTATAGGCCTGTTGAGGTAGCCTGACTTAATGCAAGTTTGCCAATAGCAACACTATTATTTCCCGCTGCTGTTTGAGTTCCAATAGCAACACTGTCACTACCAAAGGCATCAGCATCACTGCCAATGGCTATACTTAAGGTGCCGCCCGCACTTGGATTAGTAGAACCTGTTGTTTCTACAGCATAAAGGTCAGCACCGCCACCACCGCCGCCACCAATAGCTGTACCATTCAGCAGCAGATCAGTACCATCGGAGCTAAGTGTAATGCCGCTGCCAGAGCCTGTGTGATCTAATTCAATCTTACCCATTATGCGTATGTCACCTCGCTTGTATTGACCGTGGCAACCCAACGGATATTCGTAGCTGCTGCGCCTGTAACCTCAACCTTTAGACCGCCGTTTGTTGTATCCGCAGTTAAAGCCACAGCCCACGCAGAGGCACCAGCAGTGGCATAGAGTTTGTTCACGATACCATTGCCCAAGACAGTCGATGCAGCCGTAGCATCCCGCAGCAATGCACCTTTGATTTCCCAGCTTGCGTAGTCTGATCCAGCAGACGCTTGTTGACGAGCAATGATTGTACCTGAGAAGCTATAGGCAGAGTTGTTGGGTAGGATGATTTGGTTGTCTGTAGATGCTGTACTATTGTTTGTTGTAAGAGCCTCTGCGGTTGCATCGGTGGTATCGGAAAGCAAAACGTATGTACCCGTTTGACCGTCTCCCGCTGCCGCAAAACGCTCACCAGCATAAGCATATTTCCCTTTTATAGAAGAATCTGAGTAAAATCCTAATGCAACCGCATAATCTGCTGAAGCTAAAGTTCTTTGCCCAAGAGCTATTGCGCTACTGGCTGTAGCCTGTGCGACCTTGCCAAAGGCCAAGCTTTCAAGACCAGTTGCACTTGCACTTCGCCCTATAGCAACAGCCATTGAAGATGTTGCTTTCGAAAACTCTCCCAAAGACACTGTATCGTTATGTTTAGCTCCATATGTAGTACTTGAGCCAGTGTTAACTGCAAAAGCCCTCTGAAGTGTTGCATTTGCAGTTCCTAAAGCAATAGCATTGGTACTGGTGGCTCTTGCGTTATTCCCAATAGCCACAGCATTCGTGCCAGTCGCACTTGGCGAAGTTGGACTGCTAGGATTCTCAGCATAAAGCTCTAAAGCAGAGCCACCGCCAGACGCAGCTTCCCAAGTCATACCCCCAGTATTGGCACTTCTGGCTGTCAGAACGTATCCATCTGTAGGCGCATTACTGACCTTTAAGTTTGCTTCATCGACAACATTGTCTGCAATTACAGTTGCGCCATCACCAGTACTTGTCACCTCACCCGTGTGATTTGGGTGCGTGTAGCTTGCGCCGTCAGCGCCGTCAGCACCTGCAGGACCTTGAGGACCCTGAGCACCAGTGGCTCCTGTCGCGCCTGCAGGGATGCCAAAGGTAAAATCAAAAGTGGCTGCAGCAGACGTCCCAGAGTTACTAACCGACACAGTAGGGGATGAGCCTGCAGACAGACCGCTGGCTGAGGCTGTACCAGCAGATATAGTTGCTGCAGCGCCGTCAGTGCCATTAGTACCGTCAGCACCATCGGTTCCAGAGGCACCTGTAGCTCCACGAAGGTCGCTTGTTGAGAACCCTAGTCCATCATTCGACGTAAAAGTGACGACACCTGTAGATGTGTTATAGCTGCCCCCAGTAAAGCCAGCGCCGTCTACACCGTCAGCCCCTGCAGCGCCTGTCGCACCTGTCGCGCCTTGGGGGCCTGTAAGAGCAGCCAACTGTGCTGCAGTAAAGTCACTGTAAGTAAATGCATCGCCCTGAGGACCCTGAGCGCCTGTAGCACCAGTGGCACCTGTCGCGCCTTGGGGGCCTGTCAGAGCAGCCAACTGTGCTGCAGTAAAATCACTATAGGTAAATGCATCACCCTGAGGACCCTGAGCGCCTGTCGCACCTGTCGCGCCTTGTGGGCCTGTCAGAGCAGCCAATTGTGCTGCAGTAAAGTCACTGTAGGTAAATGCAGCGCCTTGGGGGCCGGTGTCACCGGTGGCACCTGTCGCGCCGGTTGCGCCAGTGGCACCAGTGTCGCCGCGAGGAACCGTTAGAAGACCTGTTGAACTGTCGTAACTGACGGACGACCCTGCCGCACCTGTGGCGACTGTGAGGCCCGTAATGGCATTCTTGTGGCTTAATGCTTCGGACGCCGACGAAGCTGCGCTAGAGGCACTGGCGGCTGCGGCGGTTGCACTCGTTGC